TCAAAAGAACGGCGGCTCAGCCTTGTGCAGCCATTCGATGCCGACCATGACGCCGCCCCAGAAGGTGAGTTTCTTTTTCGGCGGGTGCGTGAATTTGTCCGCCTCAAAAGCCGCGTCCGCCGCGATCTTATCGCCCGATGCCGTGATGCTCTCCACGTGGTCAAATGTCCGGTGGATGGCCCGGTCTCTGAGCAATGCATCCATATCCGCCACCGTTGCGTCAGAATGACCCAGGAGCGGCTGGAAGGCGGCAAGTGTACGTTGACCCTCGCCCAGCGTTGCGGAGGCCGCTATAGCCGTCCCCGTAGCGGCGCTGGCCGTCTGTGCGATGGCGTTGACGGTTGTGCGCAGGTCAGTGACGCCGCCATTGAGGTTTGCAAAGAGGTCAGCGCCGCGCGCGTCCCACGTGGTCAACTGCTGCTGCTCGTGGCGCGCTGCCATGTCGGCATGGACAATCAGGCCTTTGGCTGCACCTGCATCCTCGTCCATCATGGCGATGGTCCCATGTGGGCCATTGATTCTGGCGGAGGCCTGCGCAATGCCCGCGCCTGCCTCCGCCAAATTCGATCCGGCATCGCCGATCTTGTCCACTGCGACAATGACGTGACGCGTTAAACCGCAGCAGCCCCACACGGCGAGGCCGAGCAGGGCTGCGATCACTCCGAGTGTGATGCGAAGGCTGCGCGTGGCTTGCTTACAGGGCCTTGGCGAGCGCGGCGATGTTGGGGTAGCTCTTGATGACGGTCTCCACCTGCTGAATGACAGCCACATCGAGTCCTGCGTCGGCCAGCTTGGCGTTCACGGCACTCCCGCCAGCGTTGATAGCTGCCGCGACCTCGCCCAGGACGGCATAGGCCGCGTTTTCCAGGGGCACGGCGGCGGTGCCGCCGGGGATGGCCTCGGTGGCCATCTCCACCACGGTCTTGGTGTTTTCGAGGACGGGAATGTCCTTGGCGATGACCTGAAACGCCTTGGCGAAGAAATGCCCCACGCTCTTGAATGTAATCATGCTCTGGTCCGTTTCTGCCGTGGATACGGCTGTTGATGGTGTTGGTTGATACGGGTTCGAGGCCATGTCAGGTGCTTGTGGGTTTGTCTCCCTTGCCGTGAAACAAGGCAGCGCCCGTCATGGCCACCGTTCCCGCGAAAGTGTAGAGGTCTTTGTCCGCGCCGAAGTGCGCCGTGACGGCAAGCGCGGCGGCCAGGACGAACAAGCCGAAGGCCCAAACATTGTCCGCGATATTGTTGAGCATTACGCTCCTTTCTCCGGGGCGTGCCCGGTCCAAAGCTGATACTCAGCCTCACGGCGCGCCTTGAGCGCGGCGCACTCTTTTGCGCCCGCGTGATCCCAAAGCAAAAGCTGGAGTGCTGCCGCGTCCGGCTGCCCCGCGTTGAGATCTTTGAGCAGCGTGGACTCTGCCAGTCTGCCCTGGCCGAGGTTGTAGACGAAATCAACCAGAGCATCGAACTGGCCTTGAGTTACAGACACCCGCAGCAGGCAGCCTACTGCGGTTTCGGCGGTCGTCACATCGCGGACCAGCAGGTCTGCGGCCTGTGCCTCGGTGATTCCATTGGGGTAGCTCTCGCCAGGAAGCAGCCTATGGCCGTAGCCGATGGTGGGAACCCCGGCAATGTCGAGGTACGTATTGCCGCGAAAACCCTCGGACTGTTTCAACAGCGCAAGCCCAGCCGCACTCAGTTGCATTGTTCGCTCCTGTGGCGAGTATGGCGCGGGCTATGGAAAGCGGGCATCTTTTGAGCGGCGGGGCGCTCAAAAGATGCGCTGGCAAAGCAGCATCGAAGTAGGGAAACAGGTAAACGCGTCGATAGATAGAGATGATCCTAGATAGAGCGTAATCGTGTGCGTCCCCGCGCTCCATCCGGTGAAAGAGGCCATGGTAAATGCGGATTGCGTAATATTGAGCGTGGCGCAGTAGAGATAGAGCGTTTGTTTCACAACCCCGTCCACCTCGATTGTGAGGATGCAATTATCGCCGGGGTTCCCGGCTGTCTGCTCAATGCAGAGGCTGATGAACAGGTTATAAACATCATTGGCGGATGCGGTGGTTGCGGTGAGAGACAGGCCGGGGATCGCCGTTCCGGGCATCGATACGCCGCTCACGTGCGCCTGACTGCTTTGATTGGCAACCAGCGTCTGAACGCCCGCTGTGGTCAGCGCGGAGCCGTCTGGGAATTGTACCTTTGATGCGCTCAGCGTCCCAGTGGTGATGTTGCTGGCGTTGAGGTTTGTCACGTTGACGTTGGCTGCGTTGAGTGTGCCCGTGGTGATCTGGTTTGCCGAGATGTTGCCAGCGTAAACATAACCGGCGCTCATCTGCGTGGCGGTGATGGTGTTTGCTGCGATCTGCGCTGCCGTGACTGAGTTGGCAACCAGGCTGGACCCGGATACGGTCAGCGCTGTCCACGCGCTGCCAGTGGACTGATACATCATGCCGGCGGCTGTACAGAAGACGTAGGCACCTGACGGGTACGATGCGCTGGGGAGCGATGGCAGGCTGCTCACCACGGTGGGCACCGCCAGCGACGCGGTGAATGCAGCCGCCGCCTGCGCGCTGGAGATGGACGATTGCAATGCTGTGCGCTGCACGGCTACCTGCGCCCACAGGTTGGAAAGCGATGTTTGTATGCCAGGCCAAGGGCCGCTTGTGGTGCCGTCTGGCCACGCTGTGTCCCAGTTGGCCGGCGCGCCCGCGTTGATAAGCGCTGTGCTGATTGCTCCCACCGCGCCGTCGTAGACCGTGCTCGACACGTCCCATGTTGAGGACAGCGTGTCTAGCTGGGTTTTCATGGCCAGCTCGGCGGCGTACTGCGCCATGAGGTTGATCTTGTCTTGATTGGACAGGTAGTTGACATTCTCCGGATCACTGCCGATGGTGACAGTGGATGGGACCAGACTGATTGAGTTGCCTGTTTCGGTCCAGGGGCTGTTAGGCATAGATGCTCCTCACGGCGGCGTTGACAACGCTCATGGCGCTGGTTGGGCAGACAGCGACGGTATAGGACGTGGCGGTGGCACCCACCGTGACCATGTCAAAAAGGTAATTGGCTGTTGCTGTTGGATCGGACCCCGTGAAAGCAACAACGTTAAAGCCGGAGGGCGTGGGGTAATTGCTGGGCCACGTCCAGGAGATGGTCAACCATACGATTGCGGCGGTGGTGACGCCGCCGCTGGGATTGACGGTGAGACCAGCGCTGGCCGTGGCGCTGCCGCCGCTGCCGCTGGTGTTGGTGGCGCTCTGCGAGATGGTGACAATGGGCGGGTCGGGATACGGCGTGATGTACGCGGGCACGAGGCTTTGCAGGCCGCCTGCGGCGGCTGAAAGCACTGCGACGATCATGTACATCCCGGTGCGGAGCGTGGTGTCTGTCCATGTGGTCCCAGTGCCATCCCAAAGCACGGTTGCCGTGCTCCACGGGTAATAGTCCTGGCTGGCTTGATAGCGTATCTCGTAGTGATCCGCTCCGGTCACGGGCGACCATGTGAGCACCGGCAGCCCGCTGGAGTTGACTGCACAAGAGAAGCCGGTGACGTTGGCGGGGACATTGGTGGACGCCTGCACGGTAATCAACCCCGTGACTGGATTGCCAAGCAAATTACCCTGCCAATCAAAGCCCGTGGCGCTCACGTTGTAGGTGGTCCCGATGGTGCCGACAAAGGTGCAGCTTTGCCCCTGGATATTGCCCAGTGTGTTCCACGCTCCGCCAGAGGCTTGCACTTGCACCTGCGCGCCCACGGCGGTGTTATTGTTTTGCCAGCCGACAGCAACAACGGCGGAGTTAGAAGACCCGGTGAGGGTGCCATTCTGGAACTGCTCCACAAGTGTGAGGCCGGTAATCACAGGCGAGGAATCAGGCACGCCCACAATCTCTCCATAGCAGGGGATCACGTCTGTATAGAGACTTGCGTTGTACTCCATGGCCCCGATGTCAAAATTGAAGTCGCCTGATTTTTTGATGTTGATTACGCGGAAGAGCTTGGCCGGTTGAGCGCCAGCGCTCTGCCCATAGGCCCAGGCGCTGTCTGCGCAGGGCACGGCGGAGAATTGGCCAGAAATGGCAATGACTGAGCCTCCATAGCTGCTTGAAGACACCGGCGTCACCGTCACGCCAGTGACGCTCAGGTTGTCAATCACGTTGGCGTCATAGAGCGTGAGAACCTGGCCAGAGGCAAGGCTGCCCGTGCTGCCAGAGAGAGTGATGGTTGATCCAGCATAGCCCGTGACGATGTACTCATTACCTGCCGCGTCTACTGCCTTGACGATGCGCCCCGCGGGCAGCGCGGCAGCCATGTTGACGTTAAGCCCGGTGACAGATTGCACCTGCACAGTGCCACGCTGCACCACGGGATGCTGCACGCTCACCGTCCATCCGGACGCGGGTGCGAATGTGAGGTCAGTGCGCTCGACGTTGAGTGTGTTGATGGTGGACCCGGCCTGCACGCGTCCACCAACGGCCCACTGCACCACATCTGATTGCACGGCGATCACTGACCCGTACTGGCAGCACACGGCCTCAATAGGCGCGCTGAATTGCACCGTGCGCAGCGCGAGTTTGGTGCTCATCAGGTGGAAGTATGACCAGCGCCACGCTTGATCGCGGCTGGTGCATCCCGTGAGTTTGGTCCGTGTGATCTTGGGCTGCACGCCGCTGTTGATGTCCTCTGCCGTCATGACAGAGACAGGCAAATCCATGCGGTAATTGCGGGCCGCGTCGGCAAAGTCACACTCGATCAATGTGCAGCGATCATCGAGCGCCAGCCATGACTCGGTGAAGCTGTCTTTTTTGGTGTTGCCCACGGTAAAGAGTTGCACCGGATCGCAGGGAGCATCGAGGACCACGCTATAGCGCGTCCCTATCTGAATCACGTTGGCGCGGCTCATGCCGCCAATCACCCCCAGGGCGTGCCACGCATCTCCCGCCTGGTCGAAGACGCCCGCAAAGATGTGGCGGCGCACCTGCGATCCGTCTTGATTGGTGACAATCTCATCGTTAAACGCGGCCCATGCGGCGAACGCGGGAAGGTCGATCATGTTGGCCGCGACACCCATGCCGTAGAGCGGGTTGGCCAGCAGGTCATAGGCGACGATGGCGGGGTTGTCGTGCTCATAACTAGCGAGCTGCGCCGGAATCACTGTATCCGCGCCAATGTCATGGGTGACGGTGGCCATGATCTGAAGGCTGCCTCCGTTGAGCTGCGAGGTAGCCAAAGCCTTGACGCCCACCAGAATCATGTTCGGATACGAAAGATTCGACCAGAAAATCTCATTGATATTCCAGAGCCAGCAATCGCAGACGGTCTGCGAGCTGGTCGCATCGCTGTAAAAAATGTAGTGATCGTTGTCCCACTCCCACGCGACTTTGGTCACGCGCACGTCCCACTGACCAGCGGTGAGACCGTAGACGCTCACCGTGTCAAAGAACGCAGAGAAGGTGCAGTTTTCCACCACGCGATAACCCTGCCACCAACTGGTCACCAGCGCCTGATTGAGGTTGGGATCGCATGGCTGCCACTCGCCCTGAAAGGTGGCTGAGGTGGAAGATGTGGTGCCGTCGAAGTTGACCGTGGTCACCGTCTCCGTGTTGCTCCACGTGTCGCCTGGAGTGTGCGTGCCGTTGTCGCTGGCATAGACAATGCCCGATCCCGCAAAGCGGTCTGTGGGTACAACCACCCACGCGGGCCAGGTCTGCAAACCGCTGCCGTGCGTGGTGGCCACGGTCTGCGTGTTGTTCGGGAAGAGCGGGGCCGTCCATTGATTCTGATTGTGCGGAGAGACCTCAATCTTGTAGATGACTTTAAGCGCCACATCGTTGCCGTCATTGGTGACGCGATAGAGTCCGCTGGGAAACTTGACTGTGATGTCCAGCCCTTGCACGTTTGTGCCGGTGCCTTGCACCACGATAGGCCCGTTTGAGATCAGCATCTGTATCTCTTGCGGGTATCCGTTGGTGGTGCGGTCAAAGCCGTCAATAGGCGTCTGACTGTTGGAGCCCAGGCGCGTCTGGTAGGAGGAGTTGCTGAAGACCGAGATAGGCTGTTGATTGATGAGGACGTTGGAGATGCTTACTGCTTGCCCCCACCCGTAGCAGACCAGGCAGTTGATGTAGGCGTCCTGGCCGTCGAAGTTGACATACGATGAGATGACATTGCCACACCAGCCCATAGCGCCATAGCCCTTGGGTACGGGAACGCCGGGTTGTGCAAGGCCCTTGGGGCCGGTGGGATCGTAGGTAGAGGACCATGCAGGCGCGCTGGGCTGTCCTGGCTGGAATGCCCAACTGATGAGCGCCATGCCTGCCATCATTGCGCCAGCGGCGATCCAGCCTGTGGCTGTTGCTCCCATCCCCATCTCTGCCGCCCACCCTGCAAAGCCCACGCCCACGCCGGTAAAGCAGGCCAGCAGCGTCACCAGCGCCACCATGGAGATCATCTCCCAGACGCGCCCTCCGGCGGCGCGCGGGAAGAGTACGATCTCGTCTCCGGGCTGCACCGCAACGGACCACAACTCCTCATCTGGGATGAGCGCGCCATTGCGGCTGCACTTGTAATCGTCCAGATGGATTCCGGCGCGGGTTACAATGGCTGCCGCGCTCTCATTGTCCAGCGGGTCCATCTCGATCACGCGGCGCTCTTCCACGCGGAAGGGGTTGAGATTCTCGATGATGCGCACAGGGCGCGGGGCAAGCGAGCCTTGAATCTCAGGCAGCACATAAGGCGCGGGCGCGGCCTCTGCGATAGAGACAATCTGCGGATTTAAAGCGGGGATGAGACTTGTTTCCATCGATAGAAGCCCTCAATCCGAGCTTGCCACGGAAACGCGTTATACCGCTCTCTGAGCACCCCCGCGCCCTCACGGCTGTGCAGCATGAATCCATCTCCGCTCACCACGCCAATATGCCAGCGCGGATGGAGAGCGCGGATCAGGATCGCATCTCCCGGAGCGGGGTGAGCGACCAGTCCCCAGTCGGCCACGGCAAGCGCCACAGCATCCACCGCGCTGGCGTATGCAGGCACCGGGAAGCCGAGGCGGCGCTCTATCTCTAGCAGCAGGCCGACACAGTCATAAGCATCCGGGCCGCGCGCATCCTTGCGCCACGGCTTGCCGAGAAGGTCAGCCCAGAGAGTGTAAGGGATAGAGTCCACGGTTGCAACGTCCCTTATTCCTGCGCCGCCAGCACGGTGCCATTGGTCCCGATGCCAGGGAATGCTCCGAAGCGCGTCGCGTTGTTATGCACTTGACAGCCGTTTGCGCCGTTGTAGGTGCCGTCGCAGTTGGTGAGCGGCCCTGTGTACCCGCACCAGATGCTCTTATAGTGCGAGACGTACATACAAAAATTGGCGCGGTAAAGGTACTTGGGGAAGAGCTGCCGCAAGGGTGAGGGCGCGGAGAGCGTGAGGGTGACCAGAGATGCTGTGCAGACAGACTTCATGACCGTCGTTGAGACGGCCAGGTCAGGCTCACCGGCGGGGTGCGCAGTGTTGTAGACGTAGATGTTGGCGATGGCCCCGGCAATGCCGCCATACTGCTCAATCACGCCCTGCAAAATGCGCATGGTGTTGGATGCTTTGAGCGTCATGGACGGCAGTTGGCCGGCGCCGGGCTGGTCAGCCGAAAACTCGAAGCTGAAGGGCTGATAGGTCTGCGCGCCGTTGCCGTCTCCGGCGTCAAAGACAATGGGGTCCACATTGCGCGCAAAGCGCATATGCTGCCCACTCCAGATAATGTCAAGCAGCAGTATCCAGGCGTCACCAGACGCCAGCAGGAATTTGTCCCGCTGGGCGGCAAGAGAGAGCACAGACATGGGGGATATGCCAGCGGGCACGCTACACCTCCGTCAATTCAAAGCTCGCGCCATAGCGCTTGACGCCATTGCCCCAGCCAATGTCAGAGACCTCTGGCAGCTTGCTGAAGCGGACCAGGCAGCCCAGCGGCTGAGAGCCTGCCATGCGCCCAAAGGGCGTGAGCGGTGTAAGCAGGGCGCAGGCCACCGTGTCCCACGTGACAGAGGACGAGCCGTCAAGAGTCAAAACACCGCTGCTGGAATTGATGAGCATGGTGAGCAGCGACACGCGGAAGGTGGCGGCATTGGCGGGCACGGTGAACTGAAAGCCGTATGCCTGCCAGCCCACGCCGATGTTTGCCGTGGAGCCATTGGCCGTTGACAGCACAGCGCCGCTCGCGTCGTAGTAAGTCACGCACACCTGCGCGGCAAGCACGCCCGCCGCCAGCGTTCCCTGCACGGCATTCACGGCCCCCGTGAAGACGTACGTCTCACCGGGGATGCATGGGGTAGCCTGATCGCACGCGAGCGCGCCTACGGCGGTTATGTTGGCGGCAATGGTCTTTGTGGCCACGGTGCTAAAGCTGATTGCCTGTGTCCCGTCCGCAACCGCTGCCGTGCCGATGCCGATGGCCTCTTGTGCAGGCGCGCCAGATGCAGACCAGCCCTGGACGAGGTCAGAGGCAATGAGAGACAGAAACTCAAATGACCCGTTGGGGAGTAGGTTGGGATAAAGAAAACTGTTCGCGCCGCGCGCAGATGTGGACATGAAGAATGCGTCCAGGGCGCGCACGTCCTCCTCGACCAGATTGCGGACGTTGATCTTCCACGTGCGCCGCGCGCGGGTAAAGCGCGGGCGGGTGGAGACGTAGCCGCTCTCCGCCTGGTCTTTGATGGTGTCGTCTTCCGTGGACTTTGACACGTCCATGGACGGCTGGCGCGAAAGAGAGGGGAAGATGAGCGGGTACGTCATATACCCACCATGCGGCGGGCGCGCATTTTGGCGCGAATCCGTGGCGGGAGCCGAAAAAATGAAAAAATAATGTCAAATATCTCTTGACAGATTACTAGTAAAAAGATATTCTGAATATGTAGTCAAGAGGTCAGCAGCCTCAAAGGAGAAAGAAAATGACAAGCATCAATCAAATCGCAAAAACAGCAGCCCATATCGACTTGGAGACGACTGTCATGATCGACGAGGGCGCTCTTTACATACGCCACGACTCGTACGATAAGCGCTACGATAGGCTCCAGCAGGAGCTCCAGGGGTTTTATCTCAATGAGCCCGTCCTGGAGCGCGCGTGGGTCGTGGGCCTCAGGATGCCCGGCTACACGCTCGACAATTACGAGCACGGCGACACGTTAGATGAGGCGCTCGCCGCCATCCTATCCCGCTATGGCCGCTGCAAGGCCAAGCAGTACCTGGATGATCAGCCGGTCCGCACGTCCAGCCCGGCCGCGGACCTCCATGGCCTCACCGACGACGAGTACATGGACGCAGCCATCTCCGCGATCGACGGCCCGACGGGACGCAGATTTTAACTGATCAACCTCCGCCGCGCCCCATCCTTGGGCAAGCGGTGCGTGCGGGCTGTTAACCCGCCCGGCCCGGTACGCAAGCCGGGCCAATACTAGGAGCCGCATGATCTGCCCTCACTGCCAAACCGCCCTCGACCTCACCTCCGCCACCGGCGAGGAACTGCTCTCTGAGGTGGGGCGGCGCAACCGCGCCAAGATCACCGCGCCACGCGCGCGCATCGAGCGGCCATGCGTGCAATGCGCCGCGCCATTGAGTGCCGGGGAGCGCCGTAAGCCGTGCCCCCACTGCGGAGCGCGCCAGCCGCGCAAAGGCACCCCCCGCGTGCCCTGAAAGGGCCGCGTGGCGGCGCAGACGGCAGGCGTGGGACGATGAGGCATGGACCTCAAAGTGACGGTGGATATGTCGGAGGCAATGGCCGGCCTGGCTGATCTGCAAAAGCGGCAGATACCCTTTGCTGTGGCCAAGACGCTGACGGAGTGCGCAAAGGCTGGCCAGCAAGCTGTGCAGGGAGGCCTGAACGGTAAATTTACCCTGCGCAACAATTTCACTCGGCAAGGTGTCCGCATCAAGCCCGCAGAGAAAAATGGCGCAGTGATTGAGGCGGACGTGCATACCTACACCGAGACGCCTACTCACCCCGATTACATGGAGCCCCAGGAGGACGGGGCAGACAAGGTGCCGTGGGGAGGGCACCATTACATCGCAGTGCCAACCAAGTACTTGCAGCAGATCGGCGGGAGAATCCCTGGCCCTGATCTCCGTATCGGGACGATCATGCAGCACATCGGCGATGTGTATGAAAACGACCGCGCCATCCGTGGACTCAAGCATTCCCGGCAAACAGGCCACGCCATGGTGTTTTTTGTCCAGGACTTTCAGGGGCACAAATATGTGTTTGGCCGGTATTACAAAATGCGCCAGGCCATGCCGCTCTATATGCTGATCCGTGAGGCGGTCATCAAGCCGCGCCTGGAGATGGGCTTGACGGTAAAAGAGGCTGTCGAGGTGGCCTTCTTTGATAAATGGGAAAAGAACTGGGAAAAAATTATGGCGCGAGGGTTGAGAATCACAATGTAGCGCGCTGGGTGTATGGTAAACTGCGGTCGCGCTTTGAAAACTGCTATGGCTTGGGCGGCGCGCGGTGAGGCAAAACTTAAAGCCACTCATGCGGCACAGTGGGCCGCCGCTTTTGGCTTCAGGCTGGCAACATAGAAGGCCCCTGCTCCGGCATCGCTATAGTCAGCCAAATGTGACTTTTCCAGAGGATATGATGGGGAGATCGAAGAGTAAGGAAGTTGATGTGTTATCGCTAATTTTCGGACTATTCTTGGTTGCTCTGAAGGTGACTTGTTATATTATTCATACATTTATCAAGGCAATATCTGCATCAAAACCTGACTCATATAATCACGCACACGCCAGCAAGCGGTTCCGCGCTTCAGATGATGTAATGCACGGGAGTGCAGGGGATGAAAACACTCATAAAAACTCACACTCTATCCCTGTCAAACGAAAAAGAACAGTTTCAAATATTTACATAACACCATGCGAAACGAGACCCTGCTTGTATCAGGGGATGAAGATATATGTATCATGCAACGTCGAAATCGACGGTATTAAATATGAATTTGATCTATTACACCAAAATGGTACCCTAGATGTTGACGGGAGGCAGGAAAGACCATGTTGGACGCACGTAATTGTAAGAGGTCCAAACCGGTATCGCCCTACTGAAAAAACGGAGGGGAGTTTCTTTGGGGAACCTCCGTTTCAAACGCTAGATTCGGAACTGTTCCAAACATTTGGTGTAAGACAAGCAATTACAAAGTGGCACGCGATGCCGGAAACCAAAATAGCATTTCGAGAAGCGCGCAAAGATGGATCAAATTTCACAGATTTATTGATTCAAAAAGGAAGAGAAAGAAAGGCAAAAACAAACAACAATCATGATACAACTCCCATTACGGAAATTGACATAGTTGACTCCGGGTTCAAACATAGTCAGATTGCATGGGAGGATACGCAAGAGCCGCCAGTTTTGCAGCGCATGGAATACGCTGACCGGTACGGTGAATATTCTGAGCGAATGGTTGCTGTCAGGCACTTCAAAGGCTCCCACCAAAACGGGCATGAATACTTAGGAGCCTACGATGACGGGACATTCAAGAGCTTCCGCAAAGACCGCATTCTCAAGTTAGAAAAAATCTGATGCGATGCGCCCGCCATTGAATCGCTCAAAGCCCTGGCATCAGCGCCTTCCAGCCCTGAGTCATAGGGCCATTGGTTGCTTGATCCTGGCTCACAATCTGGATGACACAGTCCTTCAGATCCGGCCCTGGAGTCTGAATCGCAGTGGCAGTTTGGGGCGTGCCGGTGTTGGTGATGTTTACCGTTACCCCGCCGCTGCCTGCGGCTTTGCCCAGCGCCGCCTTGGCGGCGGCGGCAGGAGAAACAGTCCCCGCCCCGGCGGCCCCGATCCCGTTGGACACAGGGCTGGATTTACCGCCAAAGAGCCGGTCCAGAGCCCCGCCCACCAGACCGTCGTGGTTGCGGATTCCCTTGTCTTTCTGGCCGCCTCCGGCGCTGCCATCCCATCCCTTACCGCCCTTGCCGGACGGGTCTCCAAAGAGCTGGCCGAAAAGCATAGACTCGGCTAACTGGCCCGTATCCTTGAGCATATTGGCGCGTATTTGCTTCCACTGTTTGTCCCACTTTTCCCCCAGGTTAAAGAGCGGGTCAAAGACGCCATGCGCGAACTTCTCCGCCTCATTTTCGACGATGGCGGCGGTGGGGTCCAGTTGGACTTTGGGGGCCTCTGGCATGATGGCGCCGAGAATATCTTTGTCTGCATTCATGCCGGGTCCGGCCATGTTGATGGGGGTGTTGAGAGTCTTCTGTGCGTCGGCGAGCGCATCGGCAATCTCACGCGTGGCTTTGGCGCGGCGCGCGTCCAGGTCTGTCATTTTGCTGTTGAGAGCAAGCGCCTCGCGCTGAAGTTCCACATCCTTTGCCTCGATTTCAAGACGCTCTTTATCTGTCTTGGGGGACTTGGCGGTGAGGGCGTCCTGCTGATCTATGACGGCAATCTGCTGGTTGGCCAGCATTGTGCGCTCAGCATCAAATGCCGCGTCCTGCAAAGATGCTTTCTGCGCCAGATAAGCGGTCTCTTCCATCAAGCCGCGCTTGTGCATCTCATCAAAAATATCAAGCAGCGTGCTGGCCTGGGCGCGGGCGCGGACCTCGTCTGATTTGGCGAGCGCATCTGCAAGCTGCCGGTGCGCCTGTGCAAGATGCTCCTCTTGCGGGAGGGTGTTATTACGCTTTCCCTCTGCCTCGCCATCATCGTCGCGCAGCGGGTGAGGGGCATACTCCTTTCCCGCGTATCCAACAATCTTCGAGGCGACCTGCTGCTGTGTGGCGTTCAGATCAGCGAGAATCTTTTGCTGCGCTCTTATTTGCCCTTCATGGACACCTCCGCTGCCGTCAGGGTTTGCGCGGTCATTTGCGATTGTCCGGTTGAGTTGCGTTTGCGCGGCTGCGATCTGGCGCTCAAGCTGAAGCCAGTACGCTTGATTGATTCGAAGGTCGGCCTGGTCGAAATCCCTCGCGATAGCCGCTTTCTTTTCCATGTACGCCTTGTCGCTGATGAGCTGCTTGGCGTACTGGTCCTCGATAGCGCTCATTTTCTTCTCGGCGGCAGACTTGTCCTGCTCTGCGCCATTCCCTATGCTTTGGTCTGTTTCAAGGCCTTTGGGCATGGTTGCCAGCACAGCATTGCGCTGGATGATGCTCGCCTTGCCGTTGACTGTTTCGGTGATCCCGAGCAGTTGTGAAAGCCAAGACACATCGTCTTTTACTGCCTCACCGAGGGCGAGGAGAATGGGGGTCAGGTTGGTTGTGATCTCTATGCCCAGCCCTTGCAGACCGCCCTTCAAGGTGACCAATTTGTGATGCAGTTCCTCCATTTTCTTGATTCCGTCTTCATCCCAAACAAGGCCGAGCGCTGCCGCCTCTGCTTTTGTCTCATCGAGCTTCCCGGCAAGGGCATTGAGGACGGGGATCATCTCGGCACCCATGCGCGTGCCGAATATCTTGGCGGCGGCGTCGGACTTGGCCATGCCATCTGGGAGCGCGTGGAATTTATCAGCCAGCAGGGTGAGCACGCCGTACATATCGTCGCCCTTGGCGCGCAACTGCTGCACGGATATGCCCACCATTTCAAAGCCTTTGGCGGCGGCCTTGTTGCCGTGATCGGCCTCATTGGTTGTCACGGCCAACTTTTTGAAGCCGCGCGTCAGAACCTCAAAATCAACGCCAGTGGATTGCGCTGCATATTTGAGCACAGACAGGTTCTCCACCGAGATTCCGGTCTGCTGGGAGAGGTGGCCAAGCTGCACCCCGGCCTCCACGGACGAAGAGATCATCTCTTCGAAGATATGCACGGCCTCAGCAGCGCCAATAAAGAGGCCGGCGGTTTCAAGCCCGTGTTTGAGCGACTCCCCGACCTTGCCCAGCGACAAGCTGGTTTCCTCGGCTACGGCCCTGGTCTCCGCCATATGCGCGTCAATCGCCTTGAACAATTCCCCGGTATTGTCTTCGCCGGAGATGACAACTACCACGCCGCCTTTACTGGCCATCTGTCAACCTCTTCTTTTTTGATTTTGCCGCAAACGCGGCCACCAGCGCACGCGCCTTATCCTCTTCGCTTGCGAAGACCGGGGTGGGCTTGCCGCGCGGCTTGCGGCCCATGAGTTGATCTGGCGTGATGGGATCGGCGTCCGCGCTCTTGTATGGCACAAGCAGCCAGCTCACCATCCATGCGGACTCTTCACGGCGCGCGATGGCCTCACGGCGCTGGCGGGCGCGGTGGCCCTCAAGGATGAGCGTCAACTCAGAGTAGAGCAGCCGGTAAAACTCAGAGGGCGGCAGCCCGATCTCTCCGCAGACGATGCGGAAGGCGTCATCCCAGGTGGCAGGATTGCGCTTGTGCTTGCGCCCTGAGCCTTTGCGTCGGCTGCGGGCGGCTATTCCCCCGGCTCATCCCCGTAGTACTGGCTGAGCGCCTGAGTAACGGCCACGACGGCCTGTGTGACCCATTTGCGGCGCGAGAGCAGCGCGCCTACCTCATCCACCGTCAGAGACTCACCGGCGCGTTGCAGGCCGTCCTGAAGGGCAGCCCAGAGGTACAGGCGCAGGTTCTCAAGGTTCACATCGAGGGTGCGGCGGACTTCGCCCGTGACGGGGTCTGTGGTCTCACCGATGGTCTGCCACAGCGAGGCGTCTTTGCCGCCCGCGTTGCGGATGAGGATTTCCGTGTTGATGTTGAAGACCACCGTGCGACGGCGGTCAAGGTCGATGAAGATGGGAGCTTTTTGCGGCATGGTTCTTCCTTTGGCAAAACAGGGGCCAGGGAAGGAGGCCGGGGCCTGACCCCTGACCTCTGATCCCTGACCCCTGCCTGCTTACTGCGCGGCGACCGTGACTCCAGAGTTGGCGGCGTTGGCGAGCGCGAAGGTGGCATCCTGCAAATCCTTCAGCTTGCCGCTCCATTTGAAGCTGGGAATGACCACGGTGCCCACGTACTGATCCACGCCGGAGCCAGCGCCCTGCGCCGGGAAGAGATAGATTTGCAGCGGCGTGCGGTTGATGAGCGCCTGCAAGAATGCCTCCTGCCCTGGATCGCCCGCGATGTAATCGAGCTTGGCCGTGGCGGTGAAGTCAAGCAGCCCCAGCATACGGCCCTTCCAACTGCCGCTATGGTCGCTGGAGTCCAGCTCGTCAGCCTTGAACTCGCCGTCCAGGTCCTTGAGCCCGGCCAGAATCTGCATGGGGCCGCCGGCGGGCGGCACATAGCCAAGCTGAGCCTTGTAGCCCTGCAACTTGAGCGGGGTGACCGCTACCGCAGTGACCGTCACGTTGGCGGTGCCGGTGCCGGGGGTGTACACCGCATCGGAGTTGACATCAGGCGTGTAGGCGGTGGCCAGCGCGTCAACGCCCACGGCCAGCGCGCCGGGTGGGATGGCGATGACAGCGGAGCCCGCCGTCAGCGGCACGGCGGCGGAGGCGAATGCGCCGCTGGTGATCTTGACGGAGCCGGTGGGCGTGGCCCCGGAGCCGGTGACGGCCACCGTCACAGCAACCGCTTGCACGGCGGTAACGGTAGCGGGCGCGGGTGTGACGGTGACGGTAGGCGTGAGCAAAGACATGAGCGGCCCCTCCTATGGAGCCAGGTTCTTCAAGCGCGAGAGTCATCTCAGGTAGGTTTTGTTGATAGACGGGTCGTTTCTGTCTACCTCAACTTCAACGCGGATCGTCATGTCCACGCAAACCTGATCGCTGGCGGACTTGTCTACATATCCGATCTCGATGTTGTCGATGTAGGCATCCTCGACAAGCTGGCCCAGCGTGGAGTCAACGCGGATGCGCTGCCACGCCCACAGCACCAGCGGATCGGCGGCCAGATCGACCTGATCTGTGGCGGCGATGCTGGCGCGCACCACCATGGAGGCGTCGATTTTGACGGAGTCCTGGGCGCACTCGTATTTGCAATCGATTTTGGTGGGGTAGAGGTTACCGGCGGTTTCTGCGTTGCCCACCGCCTCAAAGCGCGCCCGGTAAAACGTGGCGGGCGAGCCAGGGGCATTGAGCGCGGCCAGAATGGCCGTCACAGCCTGAGTCCATACGGTTTGGGTGGCGATGGCCATCAGAGCACATTCCCCTTCACCACAAGCCAGATAAACCCTTTTACCGTCACCCATAGCAGGCGTGACGGATGGCGGCGCATCTTTGTGGAGCCGAGCGCGAAGCGCATGAGGCAAAAATAGGCGTCCAGCCTCTCAAAGAGCCTCATCAGAACTCCTCGCTGTAGGCTTCATCGGGCGGCGCGGAGCGGCGATCATCTCTGCCGTCAAGCAAGACAAGCTCCTCGGCAACGATGTTGGTGCGCCAGCGCTTCTGCTGGTGATCGTCTTCCCACGATATGGTGCGCAGGCGGCCAGAGATGTAGACCTTGGAGCCCTTGCGGAGATAGTCGCACGCAATCTCAGCCAGGCGGCCAAAGAAGATCACCGAATGCCACTCGGTATGATCCTCATACTTCTCGCCGACTTTCTTCCTCTCGTTGGTAGCAATGGAGGCCGTTGTCCGCAACGTTCCACTCTGCGTTTTCTTTGACTCCGGCGGCTGGCCGACGTTGCCGAGGAGGGTAACGGAATTGACACTCTTGCTCATGGTTGACGCTCCTTTCAGCGTGCAACATACGGTCAGCAGCAGCAGGCATCATAAGGGCCTCACGTGCGCTTGAGGAGCAGGTCTGTGACCTGCACATCGCGCTGCTCTGGAAGAGAGTGGACGGTGTACGCCACACCGCCCACAGTGATGGAGTCGAGCGGCTGAGGGGTGGCCGAGAATGCGTTATACGGGATGCGCAGCATGACCGTGTTGCGCTCAAACCCGCCGGGTCCGCCGCCGTGGCTGAAAACTTCGGTGGATGTTTCGAGGATTCCGCTCACAGACGGCTCGTTATTCCAGATCACGGGAGTATCTTTCCCGAAATCGCCAAAGAACACATTGAGATCGGAATCCCCAAACATAAAACCAGCTTTCAGCGCTCAGCAGTCAGTCACAAGGCCCGCGCTACTTGCCCTTCTTTGCGGCGGCCAGTTCGGCCTCAAGGTTGGCGATGCGGGCCTTGAGAACGTCTTCGCTCGAGGGCTGCGCGGCGCGCAGGGCTGCCTCTTCAGCCGACTTGATCTCCGCCGCGACGGCGGCGATGTTCTCCGCGGTAGCCTCAGCCACGCGGTCATGCTGGGCGAGGTATTTGTAGTTGTGGGCGGACAGCGTGACCACATCGCCCTTCTCTTTGCGCTCACCATCCACAATCATGGCCACGCGCAAGACGGCCTGCACGGTTTTACTGCCTTTGCTGGTTGTCAACATCGATCTCACCTCTTGAGAGCTTGCTTTGAGTTATGCGGGGCCTTGCGGCCCCGCGTTTTGTGGTTTGCGGTGGCGCGGGTGGATTACGAGATCGCGATGTAGGGGTTGGCGGCGAAGGCGGCAACGTGGCGGCAGGCCACGTCATGCAGCGCGCGCTGGGTGACAACGATTGCGCCGCTGGCGGCCTGGGTGTACGGATCGACAACCACCTCGCGCGCGCCCCAGTCGGCAAGAATCAACTGGCTCCAATCGCCAAAGACGGCGTTGTGCAAGATGGAGCCGGTGACGCCCGCCTTGGTGCCGTTTTTGGCGAGCTGGTTGGTGACAGCCGCGCGATAACCAGCGGGGCCTTGCAGATCAATGCCCAGCGGGTCTTTGGGGCCGTCGTCCCAGATGGGCACGGCATACCCGGCGGCGAATTTGGGCGTGGCCTTGAGCTGCGCGCGCACTTCGGGCGTGAAAATGAAGCCCGATGTGGCCACATCCGCGTTGGCTGCGGCAACCACGGATTCAAACGCCAGAATGTCAGCCCAGGTGAGCGGCTTGCCGCCGTCAGCAAAAGCCGTGCCGGAGGGCGAAAGCAGCGTGAGTCCGGTGAGATTCATCAGGCCCACCGGGTTTGCGCCGCCCGTGGGGCCGCTGAGTGCGGCCAGGTCAAGAGCCAGCATGATGACCTTATCCTGATCGGCGCGGGCAAGGCCCTCGATGTCAGGCGCGGTCTCTGCCAGTAGTTCCACGGTCCACGCGGTCTGCGCGGAGATGCGGTGCGGGGTGATGGAGATGAAGTCCATGCTGAGATCGGCGGGCGTCACAGCCGCGCCCTCACCCACCCACTGCGCCGTGCCCGCGCCAGACTGCCGGGGCAAACGGATGATGCCGGTCAAGCCGCCCAGGCGGCGTGCGCCAAGCTGCTCAACGCGCGGGCGGTTGCGCAGCAACTCGATCACTTCAGGCCGCGTGTAGGTGGCCACGGCGGCAGCCTCCGAGGTGACGCCGATCTGTCCCGTGCCGCTGCCGATGGTCTGCGTACCCAGGGCGCGCGACATGGCGTCTGGAATCAGCGGGCCTTCCGTGGTGATCTTGAGGCGCTTTTTCAGCTCGTCGCTGAATTCGCGTTCGAGGGCGGCGTCACAGAGAGACGAGGCAAAGGTGCCGGGGCGTGCGGAGTTGGTGAGCGAGCGGACGAGCCGGAAGACGGAGAAGCGCTTCTGGTCGGACTTGTCCATCTCGCTGAAGAGGTTGCTGCCCGCCGTGCCCACCTTGCTGGCGTCGTTGGCCACGCAAATCTTGCGCGAGACAAGGTCGCGGAAGGCGTTCGAAGGCGTGTTGTCTGCGATGGCCTTCTGGGCCTCGTCAATGGTGACGTACTTGCGGAAGTCGGGATCGGTCGCAACGGCCATGATGTCATTGCGCCGCGCCAGCTCCAGTTCCGCTGCGGTTTTCTCAGCCGTTTCGGCCATGGGTTGGGTCTCCTGTTTCAGTGGCACTTCGATTGCAGGTGGGGCAGCGGGCGCTGTGATGGCGCTCCTCCGCAAGACGGTCTCAATGACAACCGGGAAACTCTCTGCGCCAGATTCAGCGCGTCCCGCGCCAACCGTGGCATCCGCAGGGACAGTGACAAGAGACGCGTCAAACGGCTCCCAGTCCGTCACGCGGCACTCGTCGGGCGCGTCGGGATTGTCCTCGTCCTCGGTGCGCACCAGCTTGTGTACGCGGTAGCCCACGGATGCCGACGTGAGAATCTTGTCGTCGTAGTCCTGGCGCTTTTCCTGCGCAAAAGCGGAGCGGCTGAAAGGCCCCTCAACTACAAGCCGCCCATCTTTGATCTCGTACTTGTCCACGACGCCGATCTGCTTGTTGGGGTCATGGTTGAAGTTATTGGGGCACTGACCAGAGTCAAGGCGCTCTGTGCGGATGCTCTGCTTGTCATGCTGGAGAATTTCATTCGCCGCGCCAGACCAGTAGTTGCGCAGGTAGGGCGTCTCGCTGGAAACAGCAAAGCGGAACCGGCCCGGATCGGGACCAGACAGCCGCTCACCGTCTTTGCTCTCCGCATCGATCTTTGCGGCCCGATACTGCATCGGAAGCGCCGCCGGAATGCTCTTTGTGTCCATATCTTGACGTTGCGCCCAAACGAGAAAAGCCCGCCAATTTCGGCAGGCTTTTCTGTGAGCAGCAAAGGGCGGGGCAGCCTACCACGGGATCGTCGTGGTTCCCGTCCCAAAGATGCTGTGAGAGACGGCGAAGCTCTCGCCGGGGTTGCGTGTTGCCGTGGTGGCAGCGGTCATGATGGCTTGCACTGCGGTGATCTCTCCCGGCGTCATGGCCGTTGCCTGACTGTTTGGGGTGTTGGCCAGCCAGGTGTTGTTGTTGAGGTTGAAGGTCACAAGCACAGACGGGCACTGCGCGCCCTGCGTAAACCCGGTTGTCTTGTTTGCCGTGACCGTTGCTGTTCCGCAGGAGTAATACAGCGTGACAGCGTTGGCAAGCACATCCACGTGCAGGCCGGTCACGGCCACGGAGCCGTCAGACTCCGTGGCAACGCCAGGGCCGCTGTACACCCACGGCGCGGGCAGTTGGATGGAGGCGTGTACCGGCTTGGAGGATTGCCAGGATGACAACCCCCAGCCGAGGGCGAATACAGCGGCGAGCGCAAGTATGCGTTTCATGTGGGCTCCTTAGTAGCCAGGGCAAGAGTAGGTGATGGTGTACGCCGTGGACGCGGTGAGCGCTGTGCCCACATTCAACGTCCACACCGAGGTGGAGTACGTGAACAAATAGTTTGTGCTTGCGGTATATGGGGAAGCGGCAAGCACGATGCTGGCTGTGCAGTTGGGATATTTCGCGTGGGCGGCGGCGGCGGTGATGGTCAGCAGCGCGCCGGCGGCGGTGGCGGTGCTCGTAGTGAGGCTCACCGTGCCCTCAGAGGCAGAGCAGGTGTGCGATGCGGCGCAAGCAATGGTGGGGGATGTGCCAGCGCCCGCCGCAGCGGCCACTGTGGCCGCCACAGAGGAGCCGTACCCGCCGTTGATAACCGCATATGCCTGGTTTGTGCCGCCGAGGGTGGAGGTGTATGAGCCGTTGCCTGTGACGCCCGCACCGATGACGTTTTCGTATGTGTCTCCCGCGTTAGAAAGGAGCACCGCGTACTCGCCAATCGCCGTACTGTACGTGTCTGAGGTGGCTCCCTTCATTGCATAATAGCCAACCGCAGTGTTATTAGAGCCGGTACTGATACTTCGCTGTGCCTGATAGCCTACTGCTGTGTTATTGCCCCCTGTGTCGCCATAGAGAGCCATCGCGCCAACGGCTGTGTCATTTGAGGCGGTCACCTGCCCCATTGTGTCATCGCCCACAGCCGTGTCATTTGTGCCCAAAGTGTTGTAGTACAACGCAGTGTAACCGACGGCTGTGTTATTGCCCGCATTGTCATTCTCAAGGGCCATGTAACCAACTGCTACGTCGCCACCTCCCTGTGATGAGTTTTGCAGCGCGGCATACCCGACAGCCACACTGCCCAATGAGTAGACATTTGCCTTCATCGCCTGATAGCCCACTGCTGTGTTGAATCCGCCAGTGTCAGCAGCCAAGGCATAATACCCAAGGGCCGTATCCGATCCCCCGGTGGCGGCCTGCATTGCATAATAACCAATCGCAACGGACCCTGTTTCCTGGGTGGTTGCCGTATCCATTGCGTCATAGCCGATGGCGACATTGTTGGAACTCGTCGTGAGCGCTGTTGCAGCCTGATAGCCCACTGCTGTGTTTGAGCCGCCAGTGTCCGCCTTGAGGGTTTTATAGCCAACGGCTACGTCGTTGGGGGCTGACAACCCGGCACCATACCCCAGAGACAAAAATGTATTGTTTGCCCATGCCAGCGCTAGTGTTCCATTGGCAGTGAGCGGCGATCCGGTCACCGCTAGCGCATTTGGTACAGACAGTCCAACACTCGTGATCCCGCTCGATGCGGTATTTCCCAACTGTCCTTCCAACTGCCAGTAGGTGCCGTCATAGATAGCGGAGATTACATGGTTGGCGAGCAGGTCATTCGCAACAAGAGCGGTAGAGCCGCCCTGTTTCATCAGCGTTTTTGCCGCAGCACCATTTACTGCAAGTGTCGCGCTGCCCGTGTTGGCGGCATTAACCAGCAACTGCACGCGGTCTTGCGCCGCCGGGGTAAACGACGGAGACGTGGAGCAGGTGTAGGCCGTAGTAGTGCCCGCTGTGGTGCAAGTGTACGGGGCGTTGATTTGATGCCCAGTGGCTTGGGTGTGCGCAGAGGTGCCATTGGCGTAATCGATGCCGGTGATGGTGCCAGCTACGCCTGTGCCGCCGGAAGACGCAGAGAGCGTAGTGCTCAGGCCTGCCGCCGTGCCCGTCGTGTTTTGGTTCCACGTGGGGGGCGTGCCGGAGAGCAGGCTATATGGGACTGACCCGGCGGTCAGCGTGCCAACCGTCACGATGTTCAATGACCCGGCGAGCGGCGAATAACTGCCAGCGGCTTGAAACAATGACGTGAGCGCGACTCCATTGCTTTTGGTGCAGGTGATTGCGCCTGCATAGCTCACAGCGCAATCACCCGTGAGCGTCTGCGGCGCGTATGCTGTACCGCCAGCGTTACCGATTGCAATCTGCCCTGCGGCGGGGACTGTGTTGGGGTAGATCGACGCCAGGGCCTGCGCAAAGTTTGTGATGTTGCCCAGCCCGATCATGGATGCTGTGTAATCACCGATGGCCGGCACGATTGCCCCAGTGCGGCCATTGAACGATGTCACAGGCAGGCCGGTCATGTTCACCGCGCTCAGGGGCGGCGCATTGGTCACGGACATGGCCCCAGCCGTGTGATAGAGGACGCCCGTTGCGCCACTCAAAGCAGGCAGCGCAATGTTTTCAAGTTTGCTCACCGTCGTGGTGTTTTGGCCGCCCGTCACATCGCCAGAAAATGACCCGGTAAAAGAGGCAGACTGAGCGATTATCTGCCAGTTGGACGGCGATGTGGATGGATCAGTCCCGGTATTCCCGGCGGTCAGGGATGCATAGCTTGATCCGTTGCTTGCGCAAGCGGCGCAGTAGACCACCTGGCCGATGCCATAGGTGGCGGAGGACGAGTAGGGCGTCACTACTCCGACTGTGCCAGTCGGCCCCTGTGCGCCGGTTGCGCCCGTCGCGCCCGTAGCCCCCTGCGGAATGCCGATATTGATGGCGTAGTTGGGGTTTGCGCCGGAGACTGAGGCCGTCGCATTGCTCCCCGGCGAGAGTGTACTCACTGTGCCGATGGCGAGGTTTGGCGCGGGGCCAGTTGCACCCGTCGCGCCGGTTGCGCCTGTGGGCAGGCCGATGTTGAGCGTGTAATTGGGATTGGAGCCGCCCACTGATGCTGTGGCGCTGTTGCCCACGGGAAGAGTATTGACTGTGCCGATGGCGAGGTTTGGCGCGGGTCCGGTTGCGCCTGTTGCGCCTGTGGGCAGGCCAAGGTTGAGCGTGTAATTGGGATTGGCTCCGCCCACCGATGCGGTGGCGCTGTTGCCTGCCGGTAGTGTGCCGACTGTGCCAATGCTGAGGTTTGGCGCAGGGCCGGTTGCGCCGGTTGCGCCCGTTGCGCCTTGCGGGATGCCAAAGGCGAGGACCGCCGCGCCGCTGGTCCCGGTGTTGGTCACAGTGGCGCTACTGCCAGGGGCGAGCGTGTTGACCGTGCCCACGCCCACGGTGGCCGCTTGCCCAGTTGCGCCCGTTGCGCCTTGCGGAATGCCAAAGGCGAGGACCGCCGCTCCGCTGGTCCCAGTGTTGGTCACAGTGGCGCTGCTGCCGGGGGCGAGCGTGTTGACCGCGCCCACGCCCACGGTGGCGGCTTGCCCCGTCGCCCCGGTTGCGCCTTGCGGGATGCCGAAGGCGAGGACCGCCGCGCCGCTGGTCCCGGTGTTGGTCACAGTGGCGCTGCTGCCGGGGGCGAGCGTGTTGACCGCGCCCACGCCCACGGTGGCAGCTTGCCCGGTTGCCCCGGTGTTGCCCTGCACGCCCTGCGGCCCCTGGGGGAGAGTGAAATTGAGCAGCGCGTTTGAACTTGTCCCTGCATTGTAGACGGCCCCAGCCGTGCCCGGAGCGCCGGTGGATACCGTGCCAATGGCAATCGTGGCCGCCGCCCCTGGCGGCCCTGTCTGAATGATAGCGAGCGCAGGCAGGCTGGGGACGTAGTTGTCAAGGTTGCAGACCCCGGCGCTGCACCAGGAGTTGTTGGACGCGGGCTGCACGCATCCGTAGCCAGGGCCGAGAGCCGCACTGCTCAATTTGGTCGCCAGCGAGAGCCTGAAACAAACATTCAAGGGGCTGGTCACGGACGTGTCTGCGATGGCGAGCGTGAATGCTCCATTGGAGACGTACACACTCACGGGCGAGCTGACCACGGTGCCGCCCGATCCGATGCGGAACGATGCGGGCGTGCCGTTAGCCAGGACAGGCTGCCAGGTGAGCACCCCAGTGACCCGCGCGCCTGACGCGTCAGAAAACTTGGTTGATGTCACAGTGGCCATCTGCGCGGCTAGCGATGCAATACAGGTCAGCATCGCAAAAACAACAAGGATAATTCTGCGCAACTTCATTCTGCCTCCTCTTTCGTCAAGCCCCACAGGGCCGCGTTGGCGGGGTGCATACCGCGTTCGAGGCCGCGTGCAGGCGGCTTTACCTTTGGCTTGGCGGGTGCTGGCTTGCTGCCCGCCTTGGGCTTGGCTGGACTCTGAGCCGCAGGCTTTTCATCTGGCTCTTTTTGGCCTGCGGCGTCTTCTGGCGTCTCGTCCTCGTTGTTGATTTCGCTTGTACCCTGGCCGCGTATATCGGTGCCAAGCGCAATGCCCAGATCGTCTGCGAGCTGCTGTTCACGCGCCAGCGCCGTGTAGGTTTCTTCCAGGTCGCGACCCGCGCTGTTGAGGATGCTTTCATGCGTCTCAAACCCGTTCTGCACAAGCAGCGTATTGGCTTGCACATCTTTCAGAGGATCGATCCACGGCCAGCGGCGCGGCTCCCACTTGACGGCCTCACCACAGAAGCGCTTGCGGTCTGCAAAGGGCAGCGCCACCGCTTGATTGAGCAGCGCCGCGCCCAGCCACGCGTCATAGATTGGCTCTGTGACGTTGTCAATAAACGAGGTCTGCATCTCCATCCAGAATTCGCGAACCTCCATCTCGCCGATGCGCGCGCTGCTGTAATTCACTCCGCTCAGATCGTTGAAAAGAGAGTGATAGGGGACGTTGAAACCGGAGGCAATGAGACGGCCTGACTGCTTTGTGAAAGCATCAAACGCATTGGTGGGATGCGTGGGCGTGTGGTTGTTGAGCGTGGCTCCCGTGCCGGTGAGATCAATGGCGCTGCCAATGCCAATGTCAATGGCCTTGGAGCCGTCCGCATTGATGCCGTCGCCCTCAATCTCATCCGCGTCAGGGTCGGCATCCCTGGCGGCCTCAATGGACATCATCAGCGATGCGCCGATGCGCGCCGCGGCAAGCTCGGCCTGGAAGTATCCATCCAGCATTCGCAACTGCCCCATGCCTGAGGCCATCCACGGATAACCGCGCGTCTGGCCGGTGCGATGCGCCACCATCCAATGGATGATCTGGTCAGCGGGAACGCGGACGCGATTCGACGAGCCGAACGAGGCCTCGTAGGGGTTGCCCTGGAAGAGGTGATAGGCAAGCGGTTTTTGATTGGCGTCAACCTCAACGCCCATGCGTATCTGCACGCCATCTGCGCGGCCCATGAGGTTGTAATTGTCATCCAACTGATCGGCGTCAATAAGTTGAATTTGAAAGCCGAAAGGGTTGACAGTCTTGGGCACATAGACCTTGCGGATAAGCTGCTCGCCATCGCGCCCTGCGTTCTCTGTGATGAGGCGCTGCACCTCACGCCACGAGTAGCGCCCGCAGACCGTGCAGGAGCCTTTCTTGCCCCACTCACGCCACGCGCGGCGCAACTCGTCATTGGCCTTCTCGTCGAGGCCGTTGCCGCTCTTGCTCTTGCGCACCTGCGCCACCTTGAAGGCCACCTTGACGCCGTGGCGGCCCGCCACGTTGGCGCGCACCATGCCGAGAAAGCGAGAGGCAACGGGCGAGTTGATGGCCTGATCGCGGGCGCGGGCGCGCAGCTTGCGCAGATCAACCTGCAAGTCCTGATCGGCGGAGCGCGATGCAGAGGGCCAATCGACATTCATTCGCGTCTGCTTGGCCGCCTGAAAGCCGGAGTATCCGCTTGAGCCGCCAAGTTGGGCGAGCGTGGAGTCTGAGGTGAGCGAGCGCTTTCCGATAAACACATCGAGCGCGTCTCGGAAGCGGGCGACGATACTGCGATTGATTGGTTCAACGTGCGCCATGCTGGCTCCCTTTTAAACGCTGGCGGTGAAGCGAAAACCGATGACGCGGCGCGGGCAGTACTCGCCCTTGGCGCGCAGCTCAGCTTTGTATTGAGCGCGCCAGAAAGATCGCTCTTTGATGAGATCGGCGCGGGGAAAACGGCGCAGTTGGCGACCGTTAATCATGTACTCAGAGACGCTGGGGTCTGTGTTGCCCAGCAGGCATTGCTCAACAGCGTCAAGATTTTTTTTGACATTGGAGCGCGTGTCTACAGGGCCGCTCGCCCCGGCCAGGTTGGGCGCGACGCATACATCCTGGAGAGGCAGCGTGACCTGCTCGCCGGCAGCTGTGGTGCCCGTGATGCCGATCAGAATCGCGACGAGCTGATAGGTGTCTGCGGGGCAGCCATTGGTAAGAGAGGCGGGGGCCTGAACATCAAAAGACTGCCCGTCGCTGTCGGCAGTGATGGGCGCATTGACGGCCAGCGTGCCATCCAACACAAAGCGATTGGAGGCGCTGTTGAGGATGTACTTGAGTTGGTAAAGACCGCTGGGATAATCAGGGAACGCGCGCATCCAGTTCCACGAATCCCCGGCGCGGAGGTTGGTGGGCTCCAGCGGAACATCGGAATCGTAGAACTGGCTTATCGGTGTGGCTGGATTGAGTATGTTGCCCATAGTTTGACTATGGGCAACATTGGCAATTTAGCGCGAATTTAGATCATTTAGACGCTGGCAAGCATGATTTGAGGGTCACGGGGAGAGTCCTCAAAGCAGCTTCCACAGATCAGCAATGCATCAGGTTTGGCCCATGCGTTCTGTTCACATGACGGGCAGGTGAACTTTGTCTTACTGGCGTTCTTGGCTTTAGCTTCGGCGGCCATGGGTGCGGGTGACTCCCAGCGCAGTTTGAGGCCCTTGGCTTTGAGCTTGGCATAGGCCACGGCATAGCGACCGCCTTTGATGACAAAATGCGTGACGTTCTGCCCGGTCTCTTTGCCGTCGGCACCGCCCGTAGTGGTGGGCTGGAGGCCGATTTCCTTCATCTTCCTGGCCCACTCCCGGTCATGATAGCAGCGGCGCGGCGCGTGTCCGTGGGCTTGTTGCCACAGGTGAGCCATCTCGTGAGCCAAGGTGGAGAGTATGCGTTCGTCTGTCTCATCGCAGAAGCAATCCGGGTTGAGCGCGATCTCGTGAATAGTCACTTTGTTGCCGCGCCCGTGGAAGCGTTCCGGGGAGAAATATCCGCGCGCCTTGGCGTGCCGCTGCAAGGTGACCAAAACTTGAGGGAGCGTGTCTGCAAAGAGTTGAGCGTTGAAGAAATCGAATGCCGCCTGAAAATCAAGGTATTGCTGTTCCGTGATCTTGTCTTTCATGCTGCCCTCCTTTTGATCTGTTTATATCGTACGATACAAATACGATCCTGTGACGTGACGGCGCGCACAGCGCTATGTGATTAAACCTCACAGGCTGCGGCCAAAATTGCGAAGCCGGGAAGCGGCTGAAGGGCGGCGGCGCGCAGGCGCGGGCTTGGCTGCCTGGGTAAGCGCCTCCGGCAGTTTCACCGCCGTTACGGCTGTCTTCTGCGCCCCATCAGACGGCTGGGCGCTCTCACCCGTACCCCGATCTGAGCCAATGTACTCCTCGGCGGGAGCGGGCGCGGGAAGCCCCGCGGCCTCGCGATCCGCGCGGAGTTTTTCAGAGACGCGGAAAAGGCTTTTGGCGATCTTGCGGAAGTTGGGGCGGCGCACGCTGACGGCGGCGCGGGCGTAGACGCCGCAGTCGAGCGATTCGTTGCGTTCAGAGGTTTTCTCCCAGCGCATGGTGGTCACGAATTCCCGCGTGGTTTTGACTAGCTTTTCAGAGGTAAGCTGGCGGAAATATTCGGTGTCAAGCACATCAGAAAAGTGCGTAAATCCCGGCCCGGAATTCTGCACGCGGAGCGAAGTGAATAGATCCTCTTTGGCAGTATCGACGCCCACGGTATAGAGCAGGGTTTTGTAAGGCCCGACGCGGCTGCCGGAACTGAGCAGCGGGCGACCGATACCTGCGCGGCCCACAATGGCGTGCCAGCGCCGCATCTCATGTTTCCGGGTGAATTCGTACACCCGCTCGGTGTGGTGGCCGCCTGAGTCCACCAGGGCCGCAGCAATGCGCATCGTGACACCGGCGGCGTGCTCCCAATCTTCCAGGAGGTAGCCGCGAAGGGCCGCCCATGGGCTGGCTGCATCTGTGTCCGGCAGAGACGGATCACCAGGGAAGACTTTATGCTCGATGGCCCAGCGCTCATCGTCAAGGCCCCATCCCCAGACGGAGCACTCCACGCGATCATCCTGCGTATCGACACCGGCGGTGAGCCACAGCACGCCGGAGGGAAGCACCTCATGCTTAAAGCGCGCTCGCTTCTCCAGCTCCGTCATGTTCGCGCCAGTGCCGCGAATCTCCCATGTCTCAGCCAGACGCGTATTGACAAAGACCTTCATGGATTCAAGCGACGTTTGCGCTTCAAGCCATTCGCGGATCATCGTCACCCAATCGAGGACGGGAGAGTAAAGCGCGTTGAGATAAAAGCCCGCCGTCTTGCCATCGTGGCTCTGCGCCGTGGCGCGCCACTCGCCGCGCCGGATCATCTCATGCTTGGCGCGCTCTTCTATGACACAACCCTTGAGGCAGACATAGCACCATGAGCGGACGTGCGGGCGGCTGCCCTCAACCGTGTCAACCTCCCACTTGAGGCGCTTCCACTCAAGAGTCTGCATCTCTTCGCAGTGTGGGCACGGGACATAGTAACGGCGCTTGTCGCTTGACTCCATGGCGCGCTCAATGCGGGAGAGGTTCTTGATGCCCGGTGTGGAGGCAAGAGATTTGATGCGATTCCAAAACGTAGTGGTTCGCTTATCCGCTATGTCCGCCGGATCGCCCTCAGTGCCTGCGGAGTATTCCCAGCGGTCCACCTCATCCAAGCTCAAGACGCGGATCGGCATCGATGCCAGGCCGGCGGGCGCATTGGCCCCGGCGATGATGAGCACGCCACCGGGAAATTCTTTGTTGAGCAGCGTGTTGCCGGAGTCACGCGAGCGCGGAGAAGGGAAGAGACAGCGCAGCACGGGCGTATCACGGATCATCTTGGCGATGCGGTTTTTCGAGAACTTTTCCGCCTCGCGTTCGGAGGTCTGCACACAGAGGATAGGGCTGGGCTCCCAATGCGCGTAGTAGCCGATGGCGTTGAGCTGTATCTGGCTCTTGCCGGTCTGTGCGGCCATCATCATGACCACCGTCTCCACGTCAGGATCGGTGAATGCGTCCTGGATGCCGCGCTGGTACTCGGCAAAGTCAGTGCGGAACTTGCCGGGGAATGCGCCGGATTCTTTGGGGATGTAGGCGTAGCGATCCGCCCACTCGGAAAGGGAAAGCTTGGGCGGCGGCGCAAACATCTTGTGCGCCTTGCGGAAGGAGCGGCCCAGGTAATCCCAGCCCTCTGAGGAGGTGATGTAGGGGCGGCGAGTCATGCTGCTGCCTCAACCAAACAGGGCTTGAAGCACCTGGCTATGTGTTGCGAAACAGGGAAAGGGATTTTGGCGATCTCGGCGCTGGCGCGCTTTCTCGCGCGGGATTTGCTCCCATAAGCTGCCGGTCCTTTTTCGCCAAGCGTTTTATCTCGCGGTTTTCCGTCAAACCACGCATCGCCACTCTGGGAAAACTTCACACCATCTGCCTGTTTGCCAGAAACTCGCGCGAAGTCTTGACCGCGTAATTCCCTGTTACTCCAGTTCATGCCTGCCGTTTTGCATCCCTCACGCCGCATAGCTTGGAATTCTTCACTTTTGTTCCAGCCAAAATCTCTTCTGTCGTGAGCTGAAATCAAAGGAACCTTTTGCGCTTTAAACGTGATTGGCATCAGTGCTGGCACATCACCCCAAAAGTAGAAACTGCCATAGTGATAACGTGCCGTTCCAACCCATTTCTGAGCCCCGCGCACATTCTCGACCACCATCGGGATGTAGTGCCCAGCGGCCTCGCACGCTTCGCGCTGGATTCTAAACTGAGCGTTGAATAGCTCGATACCTAGATGTGGAGGCGGCAAAGCCTTGGCGCGGCCCCATGGCATTGCGCGGTAGCTGAATTCCTGGCAGGGCGATGAACCGACAATGCAGGCTGCATCCTTCAGTTCGCTCCCGTGTATTGAGCGAACATCCCAGATGCTGAGTTCGCCAGGATACCCTCCCGATCCGTAGTCATGAGCCTCAATGTCATAGCCATGGCATTCATAGCCCTCAGCTAGAAAACCCTCGCTCCATCCCCCAAGCCCGCAGTAGAGGTCGTAAACTATCGGCGCTCGCATTATTCGTCCTCGCTTTCGGGTCGGGCTGTGCGGGCCTCGCGTACGGCGTCGATGCTGGCGCAGTTGCTGAGAACGTCGTTGCAGTAACGCTCAAGGATCGTGTTGACGCGCTTGCGGTCATCGATGCCGATGAGCTGGGGAGCCAGGGCGGAGGGCATCGCCAGGATGCGGGTCTGGATGGACTTGTTCGCGCCAACCAGGACACGCTCCACGTCCGCGATGGAGGCAACCTCGCCGCGTTCGCGGGCGAGTTGAAGCTCTTTCAGGTCCGCCTCTGCCTTGGTTTTACGCAAAATTGCCTCGTCGAACGTCTCTTCAGGTTCTTCGGAGCCATCTGGGCCGGTTCCAAGGCGGCGATTTCCGCCATTTCCGCGTTTTTCGTCTATCTGGAACGCCACATACCACTGCAAAGTGGTTGGCCAGTCAAGCAATCTGCCGCGCGGATCGGACCTCGCAGGTAAGCCTTTGTCTTTGATCCAGTTACGGACCTGCCGGTCAGTGACTCCAAGCAACTCCGCAACGTCCGATACAGGCATCGCGGAGTAGTTTTTCGGGTTTTCATCTTTCGGCATAGGCGCGGAAACGGAAATGGGGTTAAAAAAGTCTGGCGCTAGGGAACACGGACGCCTGCGCGTCACCCGCAAGTCCTCCTAGCCAGGAAGGACCCGCGAGGGGTGGCGCTGCTGATGCCCATCTGTCGATGTGGCTCATATCGTATTGAGAGTCAATGACTTGCTTCCGATAGACCTCCAAAAGAGTAAGCGTCTGGCCCGTGTGGGAATATGGATTTGTGGGTAGCGCCAGTACAGCGCACAGGCCTCAGCCCGACCCATCCCGCAGACGCCCTCTACCTCTGTCTTACCTTTGCCCTCCGAAACCGCGCTAATTCTTCAATTTGTCCAGCCAATCAGCCCACGCTTGCAGCATCTCGGCTCTTTGCTTTGCGTATTGCGCGCGGTTGTACACGCCGCGCACGCCTTTGAGCTTGTGATTGAGCGCCTTCTCTATCACGTCCGTGTTGTACTCTTGCTCTGACAAATTGGTGGCTGCTGTCCGCCGTAAATCATGCACTGTAAAGTGTTCTATCTTCACAGGGATACGGCTCAACGCGCGGTTGAGTGTGCTGGCTGCAATCGGCGTGTGATCGGCGGCGCGCATGGGGAATACAACGCTGGCCTGCGGATGCCGTTGGCGCTGTGCTCTCAGCAGATCAACAGCTTGCCGACTCAACGGGATCACGAGCGGCGTGTCTGTCTTGCTGTGCGCTTCCGGCAACGCCCATTCCGCTTTGTCCAAATCAAACTCATCCCAGCGCGCCCGCCGCACTTCGCCTTTGCGTGTCAACGTCAACAAAATGAACAGCAAAGCCGCTTTCAGGTCGGGCCGAATGCGTGCCGCTTGCAGGGCTGCGAGAAACATCGCGAGTTCCGGCGGCGTCAGCGCTCGATTGCGCTCACTCATTTCCGCCACGAATTTCGCCGGGATCGCGCTCAACGGATTCTTGTCCGCAACGCCCCGCACAAGCGCGTAATCCCATAATCTTTTCAGCAAGTTACGAATAGCCAGCGCGCTTTGCGGTTTGCCGTCTTCCACGCGCTTGAAGATCAGTTCCCGCACGTCGTCTGCGTGGACAGAGCCGATTGCCCGGTTTCCGATCACCGGGTACACATCGCGCTCCAAATACCGGCGCATGGGCGCAATGTCCCTGCGCCTGCGTTGCACGTGCCCGGTCAAATACTTCTCGCCGAACGCCTTAACGGTTTCGCCGCGCTCGTCCGCCAGTTTTTCCTTGCGCCGCTGTTCGGCTGGCGAGATGCCGTCTGAGATGCCCGATAAAAGCGCGTCGCGCCTCTCTCGCGCGTCCGCGAGGCTGAGGTGAGGGAATCGGCCCAGATTGATCTCTGTGCGCTGCCTGCGGAGCGTGTAGCGCAAGCGCCACGTCTTTCTGCCGCTCGGTCTCACCTCCAGCGCCAGACCGCGCCCGTCCGTGACCTTGTAACGCCTTGTTTGAGGCTCAAGCGCGCGGATTCTGGCAACTGTCAGACTGTTTTTCATCTCTGGTAGCCATTGTGGTAACCAAAGCCGGAATCCGCGCAAGAAATGGTTTGTTTTCTATAGGCGTCCATTTCTAGATAGAGAAAATTCCTGATTGGACCTTTTCCCGAGTCGGCAACATGGTCAGTGATCCCCAGACAAAGAAAAGCCCGACCGAAGCCGGGCTTGAGGCTGAGTTGGGTTCAGTTTTTGCTTATTCCTTTTGCCCCTGCGCGTAGATCGCGAAAACGCGTACAGGGGAAGAGCCGAAGTGAGGATGCACTATCGTCTGTAGCTCGTAGCCGCGATAAGGACGGATGATTACACTTTCCGGACTGTACGGCTTGTATGCGTCCCAGAAGATAACGCGGTCGTAATGCCGTTCAAACAAACGCCAAATCCAGTAGAGTTTTTCCAGCCTGTATTCAAACTCTTTCTCTCCGGATTTGATCTGTTGGAAATAAGACGATTTCAAATGGAGAATGAGGTCAGCCACAGACATCCACTTTCTGCGCCAGGGCAATGCGGCAGATCGCCCTCAAGTACACGTAAACGCGCGCCCGTCCTATACATTCAAGACATTCGTTTTCTACGAACTGTTCGGCGATGGCGTCCAAGGACATTGCCGCGTCTTCCGAGGCCGCGCTTGTCCGGGTTGTTGTGGCTTTGAGTGCGTTTAGCTCTTCGCGCGTTTCGTCGCGTTGGATGATTGCCCGCATGAACTGGCTTTGCAGGGTACACGTCTTCTTCTTGAGCGCTCTGTTTTCTTCCTCCAGCCGCCGATAGTCAGCATAGAGGACATACTCGCCCTCTGCGCAGGGGCGGCACACTCCCGGTTCGGTGCGCCCAAACCCTTCCCAGTTGGTGTAAAACTTCTCTTCAGGGTTAAAGCGCAGTAGCGGTGCGCAAGTGGTCTCTTCTTTGCTCATTCCTTCACCTCGTTTTCTTCAGTTTGCAGCCTGCAAAACAGGGGAATTATCTCTTTGATTTCGTTGTGGAGAATCTGTCTCGCCAGGAAAAGCTCCCCCATGTCCATCTTTTTCATGATCCGTGGAAGCATCTCGGTGAACACTTGAAAAACAGCGATGGCATCAAGCCCCTCAGATGCAAGCTCGACACAGTGGCTACCGTCTAGATTCTCGCGGATGACAAGTTTGATGATTTTGGTTCCCATTTTCCCTCCTAAACTGTTGCGTTTATCGCGGCGGTGCCTAACTCTGACCTTATTTGAGTAACGATTCGTATGCTTTGTTTTGGCCGTCCCGAAAGATCGCTCTGGCGGTCCTGCGCTCAACTCTTTCAACCTCGCACTCAGGACAAAAGCCATGCAAAACTCCCATCCAACTGTTATACGGAAACCGCCGCCAATCTTGAGTATCGTAGGCCAGTAATGCATCCCTAGTTTGGATGCATATACGTGTTGGCCATCTGTGGTGCTTGAAGCAGTAGCCCCTTAAAAAGAGGACTATGACTGCTCTCCACCTTTGAACCGATTTCATTGCTTTCTCCTTGGCACCGTAGTGCCTACTCAACTAAAGTTGTTTACGCGAACAGCGCCAACTGATCCAGCGCAGGCACAACGCGGGGAGCATCAAACAGCGGCTCCACGTCGTCTTGAGGATCACGCGTGCGCAGTTCATCCAGGCGCGCCCATGCTTCGTCGTTATCGCTGTCAACCGCGCTGTCAATCGCTTGGAGCAAGGTCACACGCTCTAGCTCCACATCAAGCCCCAGCATCTCGCAGCACTCCGAAAAACTCAGAAACTCATGCAATGCGCCGAAGGCATACACCCAGGCCGGCGCGGCCTCAGACCGTGCAATCCAATCGCGCGCAAGCAATGCCTCGTCCGTGGGCTTGCCGGGATATTTCATCGCCGCCAACGGCAAAGGTTCATCGTCCAGAACGGCGAATGGTATGGCCATGCCGCTCAACAGGGGCGGCGGCGCGCTCGGTGCGGCGGCATTTTTCTGCGCGCGGCTCGCTGCGTTGGCAGGGTAGATCGTTCGCGCGTCGAGATAGGCCACCTCGATCATTCGGTAGAAAAACCACAGCGTGGGCGTGTACACAAACCCGCGCGTTGCCGCCTGCCATCTGCTCACATCCAGCTGCGATTGCTCTGCCATCATGCCCCCGGTTTCGTGCCCTTGAAGCTGGGCCAGCGCTCTAGTATCTCCGCCTCGCTTTGGCCGGTGATCTCCATCCATCCGGGGACCATCTGCCAAAACTCCGTAATCTCCGCTTGCCGCCGCGCGGCGCGCTTCCTGGCCTCTGTGCGCCGGTCACGCATCCTCGCGAGCGGGTCGATCAGATCGCCCATCGCGGGGAAGGCGGTTTCTCCTTCGGCGCGCTTGCGCAGGGCGAGCGCGCGCACCACTTCCCGCACGTCATCCGGCTCAAAATTACAGAGGTGTGCGGAGTAAAGCTTCAGCGTTTCCGCGCTCACGGACGCCTGCCTGGACTCCGCCAGCGCCGTCAGGATTACCTTGCATTGATCCCTCAAGACTTGCTCTGAGTGCGGCGAGATTGCCGTTTGTCCTGTCTTGACCGCGATTTCCGTAGCCATTGTTCACACCTCCTGCGGGCCTTGCCCTGTCTTGCGCCCGGCTCAGCCAACTCACCACAAACCGGCGCATACCGCGCAGGGTTTTCTGGTTTTGCGGGTTGGCCAGCAGCCACTGGCGAGCCTTGAGTAATTCCACGTCGATTTCGATCCCCGGATAAGCCCGCGCCCATTCCAGGCAATCCGCCGCGGCCACTGGCCAGTCAGCGCCTGACACCATGGGGAGCAAGATCGGCAGCCCTGAACGGTCAAGCGCTGGCGCGGGGTTTACCTCCGCGCACGCTTTTGCTTTTGCCTCTGGCTCTGGTACTGGCTCTGGTACTGGCTCTGGTACTGGTAGTCCGTACAACGTTCCCGGCTCATCGTCAGCGCGTGCGCTTTGTTCTTGTTCTGGGCACGGTGTACACACAGCGGGAACACAAAAAGACTTCTTTGCGCGCGCGATGGCGAGTTTCGTCGCCTTGTCCGCGTGATGCGCCCAGTCGTGGATCACGAGCCGGAACTCCGTGTGCGTGTCGATCCATCCGGCCCCGATCAGCGCGGCAATCAGATCGCCGGGTGCGCCATCCCAGCCCACCCAAGCCTCGATTGCCTGATCGGTGTATTTGCCAATGTTGCCCTGCGGCGTGAAGCGGCCCGCAAAGTGCCAGATGGTCTCAAGGCACCCCAGAGCGACATACTTCGGCCTCCTGAGCCGTGCGGTGAGGTCTGCGAATTTTGGGTGATCCGGTACTGCTCTGAGCGCCATCAGCGGCACCTCTCTGCGAGCGGCATCATGCGCTCGATGCGTTGTGTTGTGGTGAGCCTGGGGGCGGCGTGCAGTGGCTTTGCGGGGCGCACTCTCGCCTTTGTCCGGCTCTGTTGTGGAGCGTGGTTTGCGCGCCCTTTTATGCCCTGCTCCCACATCTTGGAGGTCACTGCGCAGCGTGTGCAGCCCAGGGCGGCGGCGATCTCTTTGCACGGCATGGTTCCTGCCAACTGCCAGAGGCGCTCAATGGCCTCTGGCGTCCACTTGAAATGTCTGCGCGCCATGTCACACCCTCTGCGGCATTACGACGTATTTGAGCGTCTCGCCTTCGTGGGGGGCGGCCTGGATGAGGAGCGCGCTATCGGAGCTGGCAGGGAGAGAGATGGTGATCTCGCCATCCAGGTGTTTAAGCAAGTCGGTAAGATAATCGCAGTAGAAGCCAATGTGCAGCTTCTCTTCCGGCCGCCCGTTGCAGTCCACCGTCTCTGTCGCTTCGCCGTTCTCTGCGCTTGAAGCGGCTATCGTAATCTGCTCATCAAACGTGAGCCTGACGCATCCAGACTTTGCATCGCTGAGCAGCCCGCACCGCCCCAGGGCGGCCAGCATCTCATTGGCGTTTACGGTGACCTCTGATCTCTTTCCGGTGGGCATTACGGCTTGCCAACCGGGGAACTGTCCGGTCATTCTGTTTGCCGCCACGGCGACCTGCATATCGGCGTCAATGCGGGACAAGATCGTCTTGTCGTTAAAATACAGATCGACGCCGCCATCCTCATCGTCGAGAAGCGCAAGTAGAGCTTTGATGAGCCGCGCAGGCAAGAGGAGATTGATTTTATCCGTGCAGGGGATCGTGTAGACCATCATGCGATGGCCATCAGTAGAGACCAGTGTCAAAGTCTTTCCGTCCCCTTGCAAGAGGATTCCGGCAAGCGTGTATCGAGACTCATCGTTGCATATGGCAATCGATGCAAAGCGCAATGCGCGCGCGAAGTCGCCTTGGGTGAGTGTGATGCCGTCCGCGTTGAGGTTATAGGCGTCATACGCAGGCCAGTTGGTGGCCGGCATCAGCGGGAGAACGGCACGGGAGCGCCCGCATTGCACCGTCGCACGCCGATCCGTGGCGCTGATCTTTACATCATCTCCAGTGAGGAGCTTGGCCCACGCGGTGAATTTGTCCGCTGGAGTCACCACGGGTTTCTCGGGGCCTGCCTGCTCTTTTACCGTGGCGCGGATATACAGGTCGAGGTTGGTCGCCTCAAAGGTAAGCCCGTCCCGCGTCTGCTGCATACGGACGCATTGCAGCACCGGGATGGAGGATGTCCGCGTGACGGCCATGCCAACGATCTTCAGCGCGTGCTTCAGATTGCTCAGTGAGATAGATGATTTCGTGGGCGGCGCTTCCGGTTTGATGGTTGGCTGGGGGCTTGCTGCTGTGCTCATGATTCTCCTCTGTGGGGCGGTGAAATGGTTTAGGCGTGGGAGGCGGTATCAGCGGTTCAGCGCAGTGAGCTCCCGGAATCGGCGTAGGAATTCCGCCTCCGCGCGCTGCGGATCAAGCGGGAAAATTGGTTCGGGAAGCGGCTCATATCCGCACTGCCATTGATCCAGATCGGTTACGGGCACATCCATCAAGTCGCGCGCCTCGGTGTTGAGTAAGGTGCGGTCAGCGTGCTTCACGACGGCGGGCTCGTGAGGCGGCAAGTTGAAGCGTGCTTTGATGGCATCCATGAGGGTGCTCTCATGCCGCCTGTAGAGCCCGCCAAAACCAGGCGCACGCTTGAGCGGGCTGGGCACGTCGCAGAGATACGCCTCTGAGGCGTCATGCAGCAGACCCCATAGCGCCATCTGGCGAGCCGCTTTCGCGCGGAGAGCGGGCGCGCCAGGCTCAGCCATTGTCATCTGCTCCGCCAGCCTGCTCACGCGCAGGCTGTGGTCCGCCACGGAGTAAAAGCAGTAGGTATGCCCGGTGAAACGGCAGATGAGGGAGAGCGCGTGGGCGATGTCCTCAATGTCCACCTCTTCTGGCCTCGGATCGAGTGGCCAGAAGCTCCGCCCGGTAAAAGTGCGGATGGAGGTGTCGTGAGAGCGGCGGGAATGAGAGAGGTCACAGAGCATGAGTGTCACGCTGCCTCCTCTGCCTGCACCTTGACGGCGCGGTACTGATAGAGTCCGCTTCCAGGGCGTGTGCGTTCGCGCTCAACGCGCCATCCGCGGCGGCGCATATCCCGCAAGCGGGCGCTGATAGACGCCTCGCCGTGTTTGCTGCCGGGGTGACGGCGGCGCAGTTCGGTGCAGATGTTGGGGAGGGTGCGCCAGAAGCCGTCTGCCATGATGGCTTCGACCTGGGCCTGCTGTGATCCGAGGCGCACGCCGTCCTGCGCACGCGAAAAGCTCTCGCCGAAGAACTGTGGCGTCTCGTTTGGGCTGAAGAGGTTACCGTGCAGAGGGTTTGCGCCGAGGGCTGAGCGCGGGTGCGTGAATCTCATCCTCGCACCTCCAAAGCACAATTACGCTTCAATGCGCGGAAGGTTTTCTTGCTCATGGGGCGCGCCTCGCAATCTTTGGCTGCCTCAAGGAGGCAAACACTGAGCGCGCGCAACTGCGCAGGCGTCATCTCGGCATCCAAGCCGGGTAGATCGTGTACTACAGCGAGCGGCTTCTGATCGTGGGTTTGTGTGAGGGTGACACTGAGGCCGAATCTCATCCCTGTACCGCCTTGAGAGACAGGGCGGCGGAGTGCGCGGCTACACGGCTGGCGGTCTGGGAGTGGGCGGGCTTCCGCCACTGGCCGATAAAGATGCCGGCGTCGGCGTACTCAAAATTGGCGTGGAAGCGGTACGCGCGGGACGAGCCGCAGTCCAGGCAGGTCTGGCGATTGTTGAAGGGAAGGGTTACGCGGGGGTGACGGCACTCGATGACCGGCCAGAGAAGCCGGGTCAGGAAGGCGAAAAGCAGGCGTGAAATACCCTTTTGGGGGGTATCAGCCGGTGCTTTAAATCGGTTTCCAGCAGTTTGCAC